ATTGACAACGCCACACGCCTTGAGGAGCTTGCCCTCCCTTATGCGGCTCATCTTTACAGGCAGTCTCCCATGGGGGCTGGCTGGGGCTTCCTAAAGGATAAGGTGGGGCTTCCCGTGAAGGACAAGAGCGGCAGGCCCGTCCCAGACCCCAAGGCTGACGTGAGGCAGCTTCCTAACGGAGCCGGCTACCTTTATCTCAGGCAGGCCGTCAAGAAACTCGTCGACATGTTCAAGCCCCTATGCGAGACTCTCATCCTGATTGCCCATGTCAAGGAAAAGCAGATAAGGAAGGCCGCAGAGGAAATGTCCGAGATGGCGGTGGAGCTGTCGGGCAAGACTGGCGACATCATCTGCGGCGAAGCGGACGCCATAGGCTACGTGTACCGTTCCGAGAACAAGACCTACATATCCTTCGAGGGTGGTGACAATATTCTCTGCGAGGCACGCCCAATACATCTTCGCGGAAAGAAGATACAGGTCATAGAGTCCGACTCCGAAAACAACCTCACGATTGACATGTCCAAGATTTTCATCTGACATCAATAAAACATTTTTTCTTTAACCAACAAAACAACAAAATGAAGAAGGAAATTTCAACACGCGTGTGGGCCAGCGTGAAAAGGACGGCTCAGATCATCTATCCCATAATGGCGAGGAAGGAAAGGCTACGAAAACGAATCGACGTCTTAACGAGGGAATGCCAGATATGTGACACGGAGATGGAAAGCTTCGAGCAAGGCATCAAGAACTTCTGTGGAGGCTTGGGCACCAAGAAACTCATACGTCGTGAGATGGTGACCGTCAAGGACAAGCTGGACAAGGATGGCAAGCCAATACGGAAAGCCGTCTATGCCCCCAGCGACATCGTGTCCTATGACGAGAAACGCAACATATACGTCATCAATACCGACGGACAAGCAATGCAGGATTCCGTGAACACAGATGACGTTTCGCAACCATGTAGCGACTATGACGTGGATGCTTCATCAAATGCATGATATGTCCATGTCACAAGCATAACATTATCATAATTCAACACATTAACTTATGATTAACTTAAATAAGAAGAAAATGGCTTATAGTTTCTTAAATGTAGGTAAGACGAACAACTCGAATAATGAGCGAAAATTGTACATAGGGCTGGCTAGCTCCCATGTGCTTGACGTGAATCCCTCAAAACAAGAGCTTGAGGGATATCTTGGCCATGAGCTTGCCAACGAACCTGAATACGTCGGCGAGAAGGACGGAACGCCCTTTGTGCGTATCGATTTCATCGTGAGGACGGATCCACAATGCAACAACGACATTGAGATTACGGAACGCGCTTCCATATATTTACGCAATGCCATTGCGTACAATAAGGACGGATCCAAGGTACAGGTCATTGACAAGTATGGCAACCATACATGGGTTTCTGTTGAAACAGCCAAGGCCAACAAGCCCATCATGCAAGTCAGAAAAAGTACTGGCGAGACCATACATGCCAAGATTGACGACACATATCGCATGGCACGCATGGGAGAAGCGGACCTCGTCGACTTCCTCAAGGCTTATCTCAACGTGCAGGACGTGTTCCGTTATGACAATGGCACATGGGTGATGAGGGACAATCCTCTTGACTATGAATTCAACCTGGAGCATGTCGACGACTACTTCAAGGGAGATGTGACAGAGATAAAGGAGGCCATCCAGCTACAACCCAACAACAAGGTGAACTTGCTCTACGGTGTGCGTACCACGGAGAAAGGACAGTTCCAGGATGTGTGCATGCGTGGCGACATGGTTTCACGCAATAGGATTTCATCAAAAGGCATGGAGCGTCTTGCAATCTCCATCCAGAACATGGGTATTCAAAACACGGAATACAAGGTGGCAGCCTTGCAGGAATACAAACCTACAATAACGAGTTTTACGCAACCACACACATTTGAAAGCTCATCAAACATCGGACAAGACGACTCGCTGACACCCGGCGCATTTCCCGATTCCCTTGATGACGATCCGTTCAAGTCTCCCTGGGACTAAAAACATTAATGCATTATTGCCATGGCCATACGAAACACACAAGTTGACAAAACCTTGCAGGACCTGAATCTTGGAGACGAAGCATCCATATTGACATCCGTACTTGGCGTCACGCGCTTGCCATGTTGCATATGTTCTCCTTTGAGGAAGGACAAAAAACCTTCCTTCAGCTTATATATTGACAAGAAGAATCACGTGAGGTACATTGACCATGCCACCAACGAGCATGGAAGCCTCATGGATTTGCTCATGTCTTATTGGGGGTGTACGTTCATACAGGCATTGCAACGCATATGCGCCTTGACGGAATATCAAGGACATGTACAGACAGACAGGAAAGTCCATGGCCATACGCTCAAGATTCGTGAGGAAAAGTCAATCATAGAGGTCAAGACGAGGCCATGGCAACAATACGATTTCGACTATTGGAGTTCCTATGGGGTAAGCCCATGGTGGCTCCAATATGCCGAAGTCTATCCCATAAGCCAAAAAATAGCAATCAAGCAAAAAGACAACTCATGCGAGGCGTCTTTCAATGCGTTCAAGGCGGACAAGTACGCTTATGTGTTCATTGAGCGCAAGAATGGCAAGATATACAAGAAAATATATCAACCCTACAACACGAAGGGGTTCAAGTGGATGAGCAAGATGGGGCATTCCGTCATTTCCCTATGGACGAAAATCCCAGAACATGGTGACAAGGTCATCATCTGCTCCTCGTTGAAGGATGCCCTTTGCGTGGCTTGCCAACTACACATCCCAACCTTGGCACTCCAAGGCGAAGGCTACGATATGCCCGAAAAGGCAATATCCGAACTAAAGGAGAGATACAAGAAGATATACATTGCCTATGACACCGACGAGCCAGGTGTCAAGGACGGGAAAAAGCTAGCGGAACAAACAGGCTTCACGCAGGTAATCCCAGATCTAGGCTTGCAAAAAGACTTCAGTGATTATTACAAGTCCCTACAAAACAAGGACGATTTTAAACAATTATCAAAACTATTCAATTAATTTCAACATCATGGAAAGAAAGATTTATGTCACCAGCACCAAGACCCAGTCTCGTTACGTCATCACCACCAATGCCGAGACGTTGGGCGAACTCAAGAAGGTCTTGACGGACAACAACATTGACTATGAGAATATGTCCTTCACCGAAGGCGTCTCGAAGACGATGCTGACGGACGACAACGCACCACTGCCATCCAACATATCCTATAAGGGCAAGACGACCAACGACCTCGTCATCCTGCTTACCAACACTCGCAAGAAAGTGGCGTCTGGCATGGACAGGGCAGCCTTGTACAAGGCCATCAAGGATGCTAACCTACAGGGACGAATCAAGGCAGCCTATGGAAGGAACTACACGTTGGTCCCCTCCGAGCAATTAGCCATCTTCCTGAGAGAATCCAATTACAGGGAGAACGCCCAGCGTGCCAGCCAGCCCCAAACGCTAGTCTCAAACGTCAAAATCATGGAGCATGTCGGACTTGCCGAAATCATAAGAAGTTCGATTGTCAGGATGCACCAAAATGGTTGCCTCTCCACCGACGACTTGTCGGAACTGCACTTTGGCATCGGGGACTATCTTGATAATCTTGACGACAAGGATAATGACGTCTACTCGGAACAGGATATCAACAAAATGATTTCCGACCTGTAAGATTCCTTACAAAAAAATCAAGGAGAGGTGGTGCCATCCAAGCATCACCTCTCCTTTTACCTATTTAAAAATGACAGTAGAAGAATACAACGAGAAAATAACAAGGACATATGACAACATCCTCTGCGTATACGAAATTCTTAAGGATTATTTCGGTGAGGACAGGGTTGACCTACAAGGACTACCTCCATGGCAGGACGAGGAAAGCATGAAGTCACAAGTGAAGATGTATGGCACAGAAGACCTTGCTGCCAGCATCATTGCCAACCAATCAAATCCATTCTTCCTTGTCTACTGGCCCACGGTGACGGTCACCAACGAATACGACAAGTCCGTCGTGATAAAGGATCTTTACGCAAAAATCCCCATGGATGCCAATGGGAGATGGGAAAAGCGCAAAATTTTCGCACTCAACAGGGCAACTTATACGGACAAGGAGTACGTGTCCTTCCTGGGCGGAGGTTATATGCACTCACACGTCCCAAAAATCCCGAAACATAATTTCACGGATTTTCAGACTCCTTGCCTCGGTACAGGCCCGATATCGAATACGATAAGCTCACTTAGGGAACGCTTTGACAAAAGTTTATGGTTGCTCTTCTGCATCGAGCTGAACACATACGTCCAGGTGGAAAGCTTGGAAGGCGTCCCATATCACCGATTGGAGGAGATAGGCATGCTTGGCGAACCACTACGATATTTTGCTTACACCCGCACCAAAATTATGGAATCATATAATAATCCATGGGAAGGCGCGGAAGAATGCAACACAAGAAATTTCATCAAGCATTACATTACGTTTGGACACCTGAAGTTCAATTATGTCAATGGTTGTTATGGTTTGGGGATGAATTACGTGGATTTCATGGTTGATATCAGTAATTCATTCATAGACTATGTCAATAAGTATGGCACTGAAAAACTTGTCCAAAGATTATTCGAGAAAGGATTGATTAAAAAAGTAGTTGTGGCAAATGGAGGCATCTGTCCACTAAGTAGTAGCGATAACGATATAAACAATGTAGAAGGTTCTTTCGTCTGCATGTTCAAGGGACATCCAATAACATTACATATCGAAAAGAATGAAAAGGACGATTGCCACTATACCACCATAATCTCCGAAAGCTTGAGTGCATGGTTCTTGTATCTCATATTGCTGAGCGTGAACTATAATTATAAAGACAATCACCAACATGAAAACAACAAATGACTTGACGACACCACCCGAATTGGAAAAGATGCTCCCAGCCTACAAGATGG